TAGGTAAAGATGTCCTGTTCCGCCGTGGCGTTCAGGTCAACTTTCAGCTTGGCAGTAGCCGCCGCGAGCGTGGCCGTGCTGATACCGGAAACGGTTTCAGCCGCCGCACCTACATAGACATTTGCCGCACCAGCCGCTTTGATCGTATTCGCATCGTGGAAGTAGATCGGATCGCCAATGGTGATCGCGTTCGTTTCCGAGCGCAAAAACTCAAACACGCCATCCGTCTTGACCGTTCCGGTGGCGTTGCTGGCAATATCCACAAGGGCAACGGCGTACCGCTCCCCGATGTCCACCAGTTCACCGCTCGAAACGTCCGCGCCCGGATTCGTCCAGAGCAGGTTGCCCGCGCTCTGCACGAAGTTATCCGCGCCGAAAACGGTGACCGCAATCACCGCAACCATCAGACCAACCAAAAACTTTTTCATCGCCTTGTCTCCTGTTTTTCTTTTTTCAATCGCTTATGCCATTCTCTCGATCATCCCCGCACGGCCCGGATGAACCGTGCGGGGGTTGGCGATAATCCTACGCGCCGTCCACCCGGACGCCGCCGCGATAGCCGATTGCCTCCGCGTTGACATCCATGCGAATCTTCCAGTAGCGCCATCCACATCCGCCTGATCCGCTTCCTCCTGATAGGGAGTCTGCTGACCGTTCAGGAACACGACCTCGATCACCGGGGCGTCCTTCGGGCTGGCGAACATGAACCACTGCGTGGCCGTTCCCGACCATGCGGTGTTTGCGATGTTCTCGTCCGAGATGACCTGAATGCCCCAGTTGGCGAGCGGGTTGATGACACCGGCATTGGAGTTCTGCAACGCACCCGCCGACTTCAACGCTTGCAGGGCGATGAACTCGTCCTCGGCGTTGACCAGCATGAACCTCGGCACGAGGTTCAGGTAGGCCGCTTCGTCGGCATCGTCCGCATGGACGAACTGCCGCTGCTTGCCCATCATGGCCTTGGCCTTGCGGATGCCCGCCTCGGCATTCGCCAGCGTGTCCAGCCTGTAGGACGAGCCGGTGAGCAGGTTGCCGTGGCCTTCCGCGAAGGTCGCCACCGAATCTTTCAGCAGGACGGGATTCGCCAGCAGTTTCTTGATGGCGAGAATCTGCGGCATCCGGGCCGCGCTCCGCGCAAAGGCGCGGGGGATGCGGAGGAAGCCGTCGAGGTCATCATTGATGATGGCCTGCCGGGAAATGCCGTACTTCTTCCCGTAAGTATAGACCCGATTCTTTTCCTGCCGTTCTGCGAACTTCGCCTGCGGATATGGGGACAGTTCGGGGATGCGGGACAGTTCACCGATCTCGGAGATTTCCACGCGGGTGACATCCTTGAAGTCGGGGACGTTGCCGATGGCGCACCATTGCCGGTAGTGCGTCGGGGCATCCGCGTACTCCTGATCCAGCGTCTTGCCAGCGAGGGCCGCGAGCAGAAGCGGAAAGTCGGAGGTGCCGGTGGCGATATCGCCGCTGGTCGCGAAGGCGCGAAGCTGGGCGGCATCCATTCGGGGGCCAGCGAGGGCGCGGGCCGCGATGGACAACTTGTCGCCCTTGTCGCTCAAACCGCAACGCCGCAGGGATTCACGCGCCATTTCAAGCAGGGAGAACCCGGCCATCGTGTCGCCGCCGTGCTTGGCATCGGTCAGGGGCATCGCGCCGGAACGGATCATCAGCCCTTCCAGAGCGGCTTCTCTGAACGAATCACGCCCATCGCGCTTGACGCTCAAACCGGATTCGCGGCCAGAGCCGGATTCATCCAGAATGGCGCGGTACACATCGGCCAGCGGCTTGCCGGAACGGATATGTGGAAGGGGATCGACACCGTGTTTGGTGCAGATTTCGGTGATGGCCGCGCAACGCTCGGTCTCCGCGTTCTTCTTGGCTTCGCGCTCGCGCTTCTCGTCGGCTTCGCGCTGGGCCTTCTCGCGGGCTTCCGCGGCGGCCTGCTCACGGTCGGCCTTTTCCTTGGCTTCGCGGTCAGCCTTTTCCTTGGCGGCGCGGGCGTCCTTGTCGGCCTGCTCCTTGGCGATGCGCTCGGCTTCAATCTGTTCGGGGGTCTTCATGTTTCTGTTCTCCTGTTGGTTTCTTTTTACGCCCACAGCCGGGTCAGCGGGGATGGGCGTCAGGGACGCCTCCAGCACCGACCACTTGGCCGCGACCCATGCGGGGCCGCTGATTTCACGATATTTCTGCGTGGAGTCTTTAAGATAGACCCACTCGGATACACGATAGCCAACCGATACGCCGCGCAGGGTTTTATCAACAATAACCTCGTGCTTGGCGTCCTTGGCGATCTGCGTCGTCCCCCATCGCATCGTAGCGCGGCCCTTGCGGGAGGCTTCGTCGATCCAGACCTTTTCCGGTGCGCCGACGATCTTGGTAGGATCNTGNTTCTTGAGAATCGCGCCGACTTCGCGGATCGGGGAAAGATCAACATCATCCGGGTGGTGGGAAAGCACTTCATCCTCGCCCCACACNTTGACGGGANNCTCGCTAGAAAAAGATAAGTCAATGGTATCGCCGGATTCGGCTTCCCGCGTGACTTCGATGGCGGTTGAAATGAAACGGCGGGCCGGATCATTCTCCCGCACAACCGCCGCCACGCCTTCGCGTTCCTCGATGGTCACATTGTCCATGCCATGAAAACGGCTCTCGGCAGACTGGATGAATCGCTTACTTAATTTCATACGCCGGTAGGTTGCTCCGCAGGGGTTTCTTCGTCAACGGCATCGGGGACATTCTGCGTCTGTGGTAGTTCGCCGGTCGCGGCGTCCGATGAAAGGGTGATATTCAGCCGCCTGCATTCCTGGTCGATCTTGTGCTTCAACCGGAGTTGCTGTTTCCAGCTTCTGCCAAGGTAAGAGCATTCGTCGGCCAGCGTAGTGATTCCCGCCTTCATGGATTCGCGGGAAGCGTTCACCTCTTGCAATGGATTGATCCCCCAAGGCCATCCGCTCGTCAGCACTTCCATCCGTTGCCAGAACTTCCGTCCGGGGGATGGCATGAAGTAGCCTGGGGCGGAAATCGCTCCGCTCGATACCGCTGCATCCAGTAGCCGGTTGTACATGATTCGGACATACTGCGAACCGATAAGGGTCTGGATGGAGCGGAACGTCTGGAAGTCCATCAGTTGGGAAAGCCTTCCGCCAGAGAAAGATGATTTGCTGGTGTCCCGCGTCATTGATTCGTAGGACAGCCCGAACTCCACGCCCGCCGCGATGGCCCGCTGATGGTATTCGGTGAACATCCCGAAGGTCGTGCCGGGTTTCTGCGGCTGGGCGAATTGGACGCCATACCCCGGAGGCAGTTTGCCGATGATGCCTGGTTCCACCGTGGTCAGCACGTTGCCATCCGCATCGGTCACATCCGTCTTGTTTCCCAGCGTGGTGACATCACCCGCATCCCCGGCTGGCGTGGTGATGAATGCGCCGAAGCAAGCGGCAATCTTCGCGCCGATCAATTCATATTCGCTGTACTCGTCCAGATGGAAGAAGCGATCCATTGAAGCGACCAGCGGAGGAACGCCCCGCAGTTGCCGGGGCTGATGCCGAACGTAAAGATGGATCATGTCGGAGGCGGGAACCCGAACCGTTTTCCGGCCTGCTGTGAGAGTTCCGTCCCCGTCTGCCGACATGAAATGGTAGGCCAGCTTGCGCCCGAACTTGTCAATCTCGACGCCCATGAATACATCGTTGCCGTTGTATTCGGTGATGGATTCATCCAGCCATTCGGGAAGCAGGATTTCGGAGGCGAACGGAATCACCTCCCAACTCTTGACGGCGCGTGTGCGGATGAAGCATTCTCCATCCTCGAACCACCGCCGCAATACCATCGCCTGTTGCGCTTGGAATGTGCATGGATCATCTGCCGTGCAGTTCATGTCCACGTTCTGCGCCCACATTTCAAACAGGTCGTCCATGTAGTCGTTCCAGTTTGACATCTCCACAATCTCGTTGCGCTTCTTCCCGTCGATGGTGACGGACAGGACTTGGCGCACCGACGCCTGCGGCATCATCCCGGTGCCGATGACGTAGTTGATCATCGTGGAGAGGGCCGATGCCGCATGGGGATTGTTGTAGGTCAGCCATCGGGAGCGGTTGCGGAGGGTTCGGAGTTCCGTGCGGAGGATGGTATTGATATCCCCGCGCCATGTGCTCCAATGGGAATTGAGNCGNTTGGTTTCGGATGCCTTGAACGATGCCCGCTTGGCGAGATATTCCTTCTCGGCCAGATCGGTCATACGGCGGATCGCGTCGGCCCGCGCCAAAGTTTCCTGCGCCTTGGCCCTGCGCTCCATCCGTCCGGGGGCAATCACTTCCAAGATACCGGATAGTCGGCTCACGATACCCGCCCGAATCCCGCCCGCACGAACATGGTTCCCGCCTTCTGCCTCTCGGCGGCGGATACCTCTTGGAGCAGTTTTTGAAGGTCGCCCAGATTCGCGGCCTTGTAGGTACGATCCCCAACGGTGACTTCCTGCCCGTCCGTCATGATCTCGCTGATGGCCGCATTGATCTCCTCGCTTGTGAGTACTTCTGCCATGCCTGACCTTGTACGCTGTTCGGGAAGGGGGCCGCAACCCGCATGGGGACATTCTGCGTCTGGGGGCCGATTGCTCCCGTCAGGATCGCCCCAGAACGATCCCAAGGGGTGAACCCATAGAACCGGGGCGGGAAGGGGGCAAAACGCGGCAGGGGCGAATCTGGCCGTTTTTCATTTCGGGCCTCTCGGCTTGTGGTCGTTTTAGGGGGGGGGTTAACCTTTTTTTGAAAATGGGTTAACCCCCCCAACTATTTCATTTTCGCGGATGCGCTTGAAAAGTTAACTGCTTTCATAAGAGGGGTTTACGCATTTCAGAAGGGGGGGGGATATCCCCTACCCCCGCGAACGCCCTATATATATTATTATATATACTCTTAAATAATCTTATTCTTAATACATAAGGGCGTTCGCGAAAGTGGGGGTTAACCCCCCCCTGAATCCCGCCCCATTATTCGGCCTCCAGCCGATAGTGATTCAAGTCATGGGATGGTATTTCCTGCAGGGTGGCGAAACGAGTCGGGCAGTTGGCGCAGTCGTGGAGCCGCTTGATAACCGCGCCCCCCTCAATCTTGATTCCCGGATAGGTCTTCTCGATCTTGTTCCGGGTACTCCCGCAGTTGGGGCATCGCCCGGTGTTCAGGTCAACCGCCGCACCCTTCCATTGA